GAGAGCGCGTGGGCGTCAGCATGGGCCAGCTCAGCGGCCAGGTGGACACCGTGCGCAACGCGCTCTCCACCCTGGCCCCCACGCTGGCCGGCGCCCTCACCGTGGGCGGCCTGGTGGCCTTCGTGCGGCAGACGGTCAACGCCGTGGACGCCATGAACGACCTGGCAGACGCCACCGGAGCCAGCATCGAGGAAATCAGCAAGCTCGACCAGGTGGCCCGCCGCAACGGCGCCAGCCTTGACCAGGTGGGCGGCATGCTGGTCAAGTTCAACGCCCAGCTCAAGGAAGCGGACGGCAAGAACGGCGCCAGCATCGCCCTGGAAGCCATCGGCCTGAGCGCCGCCAAGCTGCGCCAGCTGGACCCGGCAGAGGCCCTGCGCCAGACGGCCGTGGCCCTGGCCGGGTTTGAAAACGACGCCAACAAGGCCCGCATCACGCAGGAGCTGTTCGGCAAGAGCGTGCGCGAGGCTGCACCGTTCCTGAATGACCTGGCCGAGGCTGGCCAATTGAATGCCAGCGTTACCAAAGAGCAAGCCGCTGAGGCTGAGCGCTTCAACAAGCAGATGTCGATGCTCGGCGCCAACGTCACCGACGCTGCCCGCGCCCTGGTGTCAGACCTCTTGCCCGCGCTGAATGACACGCTTTCCACGTTCATGAAATTTAGCGCCAACGGCGGCGTGCTCTCCGGGTTCTTCACGCTGCTGGTGTCGCAGTTCAAAGACGCCCGCATCCAGGCCAAGCTGGAAGAAATCGCGCGGCTCGAAAGGCGGCTCAGCAACCCCAACGTCACTGGCTTCAACCGCTCCACCCTGCAGAAGGAACTCTCGGACGCCACCAACCAACTGCGCGAGCTGCAAGGCGAAGCCGTCAAAGCCCGCACCGCGCTGGACGCAGCTTTGGGAGGGCCAAACCTTCGCGCCCGCGAAGATCGCGGCTTCGTGCCAGGCCTTCGATCCGCTGGGGATATCGCCGCCGAAGAAGCCCGCCGCAAGGCTGCGGAGGATGCCGCTGCGGCTCTGCTCAAGCAGCAAGAGGCCTATGACAAGCTGCGCGTGAGCATCGAGGAACGCATCAGCGCCGGCCAGCTCGAACTAACGCAGGGCACAGCCCTCACCGAGGCCCAGCGCCTAAAAATCAAGCTCGACCAGGACTACGCCTCGGGCCTGCTCAAGCTCACCCCCGCGCAAAAGGCTGTGCTGGACGGCAAGGTGGCAGACCTGGCCGCCACCGAAGGACAAGTGAAGGCCGAGCAAGAGGCCCTGAAAGCCGCCAAGGCCGCAGCCGATGCCCGAGCCGATGCCCGCCGCGCCGAAGACCGTGCCATTGCCGAGTTCCAGGCCACTGAGTCTGCCCGCACCGCCGCCTCACTGGCCAGCGTCAAAGACCGCATCACCAGCCTGCAAGACGAAGCCAAGGCCACCGACCTGGCAGGCCAGCTCAACATAAGCCTGGCCGAAGCGCTGGAGCTCGTCACGATCGCCCGGCTGGAAGAGAAGAAGGCGCAGTACCAGCAGGACAGCGAGCCCTACCTGGCCGTGCAGCGCGAGATCGACGCCCGCAAGGAACTGGCCAACCTCATCGGCAGCAGCGCTGCCCGCGAAGCCAACCGCCGCAGCGCCGAAGATGCCGCCCGTGACTGGCAGCGCACCGCCGACCAGATCGGCCAAAGCCTCACTGACGCCCTGATGCAAGGCGGGAAGAGCGCCTGGGAATACATCAAGGGCCTGTTCCGCAGCATGGTGCTGCGGCCGATCATTCAGGCGGTGGTCAATCCCGTAGTGGGCGTCACGCAGGCCGCCATTGGTTCCGCGCTGGGCATGTCAGGTGGAAACGCCATCGCCGGCTCAGCCATGGGCAACGCCATCGGCACGGCCATCGGGTCATCGATCTTCGGCAGCAGCGCTGCCTATGGCGCGGCCATCGGCACCACCAACATTGCAGCCGGCTCGCAAGCCGCCATGCTGGCCGCACAGACCGGCGGCTTTGGCGCCGCCGGCGTCACGGCCACCAGCAGCGCCGCCGCAGGTGCTGGTTCTGGGTTCATGGCCAACGCTGCAGCCGCCGGGCCCTACGTGCTTGCTGCGCTGGCCGTGCTTAACGCGGTGGGCGCTTTCCGCTCCAAAAGGATCGTCGGCGGCGGCCTGACCGGCACGCTCGGCGAAGGCGACATCCAGAGCTACGACCTGCAGCGCCGCGGCGGCACGCTCTTCAGCGGCCCTGAATACAGCATGGTCAACCGCCAGACCAGCACGGAGAGTGCCGCCATCCAGAGCGCTTTCAACGCCCTGCGCACCAACGCCGCCAGCATGGCCGAAGCCCTGGGCCTGAGCAGCACCGCCGTCAAGAGCTTCACCACCACACTCGGCACCGACATCACGCAAAACGACATCGGCACGCGCGGCATCAAGCTCGATGGCCTCACGCCCGAGCAGGCCGCCAAAAAGGTGGAAGAAGCGCTGGCCGCCGCGAACGAAGACCTGGCCGCCTTCGTGCTGGGCGCCAGCCGCACCGTCACCGAGTCCATCACCACCACGGTAGAGGACTGGGAAAACACCGAGGGCGGAACCGTCCTTCGCGGCTACCTCACCCAGGTCAGCGAAGTCACCCGCACCATCGCCGCCAGCGGTACCAGCTACGCCCGCGCCGGCGAAACCAACGTCCAGACCCTCACCCGCCTGGCCAGCAGCCTGAGCACCATCAACCCCGCGCTCGAGCTGCTGGGCCTGAACCTGTACGCCACCAGCCTGGCCGGCGCCGACCTGGCCAGCCAACTGGCCGATGCCTTCGGCGGCCTCGAGGCCTTCACCCAGGCCACCAGCACCTATTACCAGGAATTCTTCAGCGAGGCCGAGCGCACCGCCGCCGTCACCGCCCAGCTCACCGAAACCCTGGGCGGCCTGGGCTTGGCCCTGCCCACCACGCGCGCCGCTTTCCGAGCGCTGGTAGAGGCGCAAGACCTGAGCACCGAATCCGGCCGCAAGGCGGCCGCCACACTCATCCAGCTCAGCGGCGCGTTTGCTTCGATCACGCAGGAAGTCACCACGCTGACCAACAGCTTCGCGCGCGACGCGGTGCAAACGGTGGCCGCGTCCCTGCGCTCGATGCGCTCCGATGTGGCCGAGGCCAATCAGCGCGTGCTGCAGGCCCGGCAAAACGTGTTCGACGGTTACAGCAGCTCGCTGGAGCGCCTGCGCGGCCTGTTGAGGCAATCTGCAGCCAGCACGGCGGCTTTCGGCCAGAGTATCCAGGAGCTGCTGAACGATCTGCGCTTCTCCGCTGAGTTCTCAGCCAACAGCCCCACCGAGCGCTTCTCCCTGCTGCAGCAGACCTACGGCAGCACCCTGTCGGCGGCGCGCAGCGGTGACGCCGCAGCCATGGAGCAGTTGCCCGACATCGCCCGCCAGTTCGTGGCCGCTGCTCAGGACTTGAGCCAGACCGAGATTGAATACGCCACCTACGTGGCCGGAGTGCAGCAAGACCTGGCCACCCTCATGGCTGACGCAAATGCGCGCCAGGCGGCGCTGATGGCGCAAATGCCCGCCGCCGCAGTGACGCCTGACGCAACACTGGCCCAAGAAATCGCGGCCGCCGTAGCGGATCTGCGCGCCTGGTCGGCCGCGGTAACGGCCACAGGCGGTATGGGTTCAGGGGCAAACAACCAAACCGCCACCGCCATCAACGCCTTCAACGCAGCCGTTGTACAGCAGACCGCTGCCACCACCAACTTGAACGCCGCCTTGGCGGCCCTGACTTCGCTGGGCCTGTCGCAATCCGCCATCGATGCGCTGTCAGCCGGCATCTCCAGCGGCGCTTCGGCGTATGCCAACGCCTTGGGCGTATCAGACGACACGATCTCACAGTTGCAAGACGCCCTGGGCATCAATGACGAAGCCCTGGCCGCCGCCGCTGCGGCACTGAGGGTGCAGCTAGAGGCCGAGACGGTCACGCGCCTGGCCACCGCGTTAGGTTTGCCCGAGGCCACCGTGCGCGAGCTCGCAACTTCGCTGGGCGTGGACGCGTCAACCCTCGAAAGGATCAGCACCGCGCTGGGCCTGAGCAGCCAGCAGGCCGCCGAACTCAGGACCATCCTGGGCCTGTCGCCGGCCGAGCGCACCGCCCTGGCCAATGCCCTGGGCATCAACAGTGCTGCCACCACGGCGCTGGCCACCGCCGTGGGCGTGAGCCCCGCTGCACTATCCGCGCTGCAAGCCGCTGTAGGCCTGTCGCAGGCCAGCACCGCGACGATTGCAGGCCTGTCGTCCATCATCGACTTCTCGCCCGCCGCGCTGGCGCAGATCAACCGCCTGGCCGGCGCGCTGGGGCTGCAGCCTGCCGTGCTGCAAAGCCTGGCCCAGGCGGTGGCGCTCAAGCCGTCAGTGCTGACCGAGCTGGCCGGCGCCCTTGGGCTGTCTGATGCCCAGCTCAACGACCTGGCCCTGTCGCTGGGCTACAGCGCCGCCACCGCTGACGCCCTGGCCGAAAGCCTGGGCTTGGGCGCTGGCCTGACGCAGCAGCTTTCGGCAGCGCTGGGCCTGTCGCCCGCGGCCATCGAGACCATTCGCGTGCTCAGCGGTGCGCTCAGCGGCATCCCCAGCACCATCCGCGTGGAGTCCGCCCCGGCCAGCCTGGTCACACCCGGCGTGCGCTCCAGCATTCGCGATATCGCTGGCACCGGCACCCAGGAGGAGAAAGCCGCCCTGTACCGCATGCTGCGCCTGATCGGCCTGGACGACGCCGTGATCCGCTCCACGGTGGACGCCGAGGTGGGCCCGCAGACAGACGACGCCTGGGCGTTGCTCAAGCGCGTGGCGGGTTTTGCCGCGGGCGGTATGCACCAAGGAGGCTGGCGCGTGGTGGGTGAGGCTGGCCCCGAGCTGGCCTACACCGGCCCCGAGCGCATCTTCAGCAACGCCCAAAGCCGCAGCCTGATGGACACCAGCCGGCTGGAAGCGCAGATGGCCGCGCTGCAGGCCGAGCTGGCCCTGCTGCGGGCCGAATCCCGCGCCACGGCCGTGAACACCGCCAAAACCGCCGACCTGATCGAGCGCGCCACCGATGGCGGCAGCGACTACGTGCGCGTGGTGGTGGACGAGACCATCTTATGAAGATCATTCCGCCCCTCAGCATCAACGACGCGCGCTTTGTCAGCAGCACTGTGGCCGAGCCCGCGGCCGGTGAAACCGCCTGGACATCGGCCGGCACCTACGCCGTGGGCGACGTGCGCGTGCGCACGCAGACGCACCGCAAGTACCAGTGCCTGGTGGGCCACACAGGCATCACCACCGCGCCCGAGGCCGACCTCACGCGCTGGAAAGACGTGGGCCCCACCCTGCGCTGGGCCATGTTCGATTACGACCGCAACACCGCCAGCACGCGCACCGGCAGCATCACGGCCACGGTGGTCGCCAGCGCGCGCGTCACCGCCCTGGTGCTGTTCGGCGTTGATGCGCAGCAGGCGGTGGTCACCATGCGCAACGGCCTTGCCGGCCCCATCGTCTACAACAGGACCTTCAGCCTGCAGCAGCGCTTCGTCGCCGCCTGGCAACAGCACTTCTTCGCGCAGTTCATCTTCCGCGAAAGCCTGGTCATCTTGGATCTGCCGCCGTACATCAACGGCCACATCACAGTGGAGCTTTCCAAGACGGTGCCCACCGACGAAGTGGCGCTGGAAAGCATGATCCTGGGCGCCCCGGTGCCCATCGGCACGCTGCAGCGCGGTGCGGAGTCTGACATCCTGGATTTCAGCCGCATCGAGCGCGACGTGTTTGGCAACGCCACGCTGGTGCCGCGCAAGAACGTGCCAAAGCTCACCGCCAACGTCTTTGCAGACAAGTCCGATGTGCCGGCCATCCGCAAGCTGCGCGCGGACTACGCCGGCCGCCCGCTGGCCTTCCTGGGCGTCACACAAGGCCAGGACGCCTACTTCGACTCCATGAGCCTGGTGGGCATCTTCAAACGCATGACCGTGGCGGTGGAGTATCAAAACCACGCGCTCATCAACATCGAAGCCGAAGGAATCTGATGCCCATCACCCAAACCCTCAGCAGCCTGGGCACGCCCCCCAGCATTGACGACCCCGCCAACTTCGAGACGCGCGCCGACGCCCTGCTGACGGCCGGAATGCCCACGTTCGTCACCCAGATGAACGCGGTGATCACGCAGGCCAACACGCTGGAAACCAACGTCAACACCAAGGAAAGCACGGCCTCCACGGCAGCCACCACGGCCACCACCCAGGCCGGCATCGCCACCACGCAAGCGGGCATTGCCACCACGCAGGCCGGCAACGCAGCCGCCAGTGCCGCAGCCGCTGACGCCAGTGCCGCAGCCGCAGCCGCACTGGCCGGCGCGTTTACCGGCACCTCCACCAGCTCGGTGGCCATCGGCACGGGCAACAAGACCTTCACCACGCAAAGTGGCGAGCAGTACACCGCGGGCGTCTACCTGCTCGCAGTCAGCCAGGCCAACGCCGCAAACTCCATGTTCGGCCAGGTGGTGTCTTACGCGGGCACCAGCCTGGTGCTGGACGTGCAGGCCACAGGCGGCAGCGGCACCTATGCGGACTGGAACCTGTCGCTGGCAGGCGTGCCCGGCCCGGCCGGAACCGGCATTACAAACCAAGCCACGGGCTTCACGGCTACGGGGGGCACATCCCCCAGAACGCTGACGGTTGATGTAGACCTCACCGCCTCGGCCGTTGCCACGACTGCGGGCACGCAGACGCTGACCAACAAGACCCTAACCGCCCCGGCCGTCAACAACCAAAAGCTCAACACCACCCGCGAGCTGGTCACCGTATCAGCCACGGCCGCCACCGGCACCGTGAACTTGGACGCGCTGACGCAGTCGGTCCTGTTCTACACCAGCAACGCCTCGGCCAACTGGACGGTGAACCTGCGCGGTGACGGCAGCAACTCACTCAACACCATGCTAGCCGTAGGCGAGTCACTTACCGTGGCCTTCCTGGTCACGCAAGGTGCCACGCCCTACTACAACACCACCGTGCAGGTAGACGGCGCAACCGCGGGCGTGACGACCAGGTGGCAAGGTGGCTCAGCGCCAACTGCCGGCAACGCCAGCGGCGTGGACGTTTACAGCTACACCATCATCAAGACCGCCAGCGCCACGTTTACCGTGCTGGCGGCGCAAACCCAGTTCAAGTAAGGCGCGGCCATGCCAGTTTTGGGAACACGGGGAGCGGCTTCGGCGCGTGGGTTTGGAATGTTTGGTGGGCGCGGGCCTGTGCTGGTTGACTACCTAGTAATCGCTGGTGGCGGCGCTGGCGGCGGTACAGGTGCTAATGAGCGTGGAGCCGGTGGGGGCGCGGGTGGCTATAGAACTGCAAGTGCCGTAACACTCAATGCAGGGACTTCGTACACCGTAACTGTTGGTGGTGGTGGTACAGGAGTTTCGGCATCCAGTGGCACTGCTGGATCAGATTCAGTATTCAATGCAATTACTGCAACTGGGGGAGGTTTTGGGCGGGGTAATTCCGCTTACCAAGGTGGTGGTTCAGGCGGCTCTGGTGGTGGCGGTCTTTGGAGTGGCGGCGGTGGCGGTGCAGGCAATACGCCCTCAACATCCCCATCACAAGGCAATAACGGTGGTGCGGGCGCTTCTGCGGGTCCAGACTATGGCGCGGGCGGTGGTGGCGGAGCTGGGGCTGTTGGTGCTGATGGCACTGGTACTTCTGGCGGCAATGGGGGCAACGGCTCTGCATCGTCAATTACGGGCACCTCTGTAACACGTGCCGGTGGCGGAGGCGGTGGCGCTGGCTCAAATCCTGGAAGCGGCGGAACTGGCGGGGGCGGTGCTGGAACAACGAACACTTCAAGTAATCCGGGCACTGCAAATACTGGTGGTGGCGGTGGAGGGTGTGGTCAAGGAAATCCGGGAACAGGGGGCAACGGCGGATCAGGCGTGGTCATCATTTCTGCTACCCGCGCAGCGGTTTCAACCACAGGGTCACCCACGGTAACAACCAACGCAGGCCGCACTATCTACCAGTTCAATGCTTCTGGCACTATCATATTTTGACCATCATGGCCCACTTCGCTGAAATCGACCCCCAAGGCGTGGTGCTCCGCGTCATCGTCGTCCACAACAACGAACTGCTGGACGAGAACGGTGTCGAGCAGGAGGCCGGGGGCGCAGAGTTCTGCCGCAACCTGTTCGCCGGCACTTGGGTCCAGACCTCCTACAACGGCAACATCCGCAAGAACTACGCGGGCCAGGGCTACACCTTTGACGCCCAGCGCAATGCCTTCATCCCACCCAAGCCGTTCCCGTCCTGGCTGCTTGACGAAGACACCTGCCGCTGGGAAGCGCCTATCCCGTACCCCACTGACGGCGAGCGCTACACCTGGGACGAGGCCGCGCAGTCTTGGGTGCTGGCCGCCCCATGAAACACCCCCGCCTGCTGGCCGCAGCCCTCACCCTCAGCGCCGCCGGCCTGGTGGCGCTGACGCAGGACGAGGGCTACACCGACCAGGCCGTCCGCCCGCTGCCCACAGACCGGCCCACCTACGGCTTCGGCAGCACCTGGCGGCCTGACGGCTCGCCCGTGCAGATCGGCGACACCATCCGCCCACCCCAGGCCCTGGCCCTCACCCTGCGCGAAGTGCGCAAAGGCGAAACCGCGCTGCACCGCTGCGTCACCGCGCCGCTGACGCAAGGCGAATTCGACAGCCTGGTCAGCCTGGCCTACAACGTGGGCGCCGATGCCGTGTGCCGCAGCACCATGGTGCGCCTGCACAACGCCGGCCAGCACGCCCAAGCCTGCGCCGAGTTTGACCGCTGGGTCTACTTCCAGGGCCGCGACTGCCGCGACCCCGCCCACCGCTGCGGCGGCCTGCCCAAGCGCCGCGCCGCCGAGCGCGCCATGTGCGAAGGCCGCCCGTGACACGCGCCCTGCTGGCTTGCATCCTGGTGGCGCTGGCCCTGGCCGGCGTT